AGGACGTTCCACCTCAAGCGCTCCGCAGGCTCATTCGGGCTGGGCAACAAGGTGAACCGGGTGAACGGCACGCAGGTGAGCATCCTCGACGCCGATGGCAACAACACCGATGGCATCAATGCCCGCCGCCTCCGCGATTACCGATTCGACGGGCAAATGCGCCGCGCCATGGAGACCGGCAAGCCGCTCTCAAAGGCACAGATCGACAAAATGGTGGCGGCCTACGAGCGCAAGTACCTCGCGTACCGCTCACGCACCATCGCCCGCACCGAAGCCACGCGCACCACGAACATGGGCATACAGGATGCGTGGCAGCAGGCGATCGACAAGGGCGCGGTGAAAGAGGATCTCACCCGCAAAATGTGGATTGTGGCTCGCGATGAGCGCACGTGCGAAGTGTGCGGCCCGATTCCGAAGATGAACCCGAAGAAGGGCATCAAGCACGCACAGAGCTTTGCAACGCCCGATGGCCCCGTCACCCGGCCGCCGATGCACCCCAACTGCCGGTGCACGATCTTCTACCGCGTGTACGAGCCGCAGCAGCTTGGAGAAGGCCAATGAGCAAGAGCAAATACGTTCCGGTGCAGATCGTGGACGGCATCTGGTATCGGGTGCGCGGCTACACGCACAGCGAGTGCTGCGATTGCGCTTTGGTGCACAAGGAAGAGTACCGGCTTGTGGATGGTCACCTTGAGTGGCGAGCGAGCCGCGATGACGCCGCTACCGCACGCCGCCGGGCAGAGCTTGGGATATCCGTCGTGACGAAGCCGCCTAAAAAGCGGACTTGAAGAAAGCCGATGCCAATTTCTGGATTGTTTTTGCCGCCGCTCGAAGCGCGGTGCGCGAGTGCATGGACATGGCCGCATCAGCCATGACCTCCAAGCGCTCGTGCAACGCTTTCAGCTCGCGGTAGATCTCCAGATCGCTCAGTCGCTGCATGGATGTAATCGAACGATGACGCCAGACAAGTACGTTGAACTGCGAGACCGCATTGCGCTGCTGAAGGCGCGTGTGGCGCTTGTGCTGATGGGTGGCCACAAAGATGGCACGGGCTCGCCCGTGGTGCAAGGCATAGAAAAACTGGTGAGTCGTTGGCCCGCCGGTACGCCGGGAGCCAAGGGCGGGCAGTTTGCGCCGAAGAGCGTGGGCGGGTTGGCGTCTGCTACCGCTCCAGCAGGTGATGCTGCCCCAGCATCATCGAAGATGCCGAATTTCTCGCAGTCGTTGGTGCCTATTACCAACGTGAATGCAGCATCCCACAACGCTCGTGTGATGCTGCTGCAGCAACACGCGGAGAAGAAAGACGCCGATTCGATTCTGCGGATGAGCTTTGGAACAAACACCTACGGGAAGAAACAGGCGAAGCTCGCCAACGCCGCGCTTGAAGCGATCGGCAGCGAGCACCGCGTCACGGCTGGGCAGAAGAAGAATGCTCACCCGGCGCTCACTGGCAACACGCCTGCCCCTGCACCCGCACCCGCACCCGCACCCGCGCCTGTGGTGGCCCCTGCCCCTGTTCCTGCCCCGGCTCCAGCGCCCGCGCCGGTCGCGGAAGCGCCCAAGCATTCGTACAAGAAGGCCAAGAATCTCGATGAGGCGCAGTCTCAGTTCGAGGCCATGGGCTACCAGATTGCACGCTTGGCGATGTACCACCAATCGGAATCGAGCAAGCTGAAGATTGCTACCGCGCCGCCAGAGAAAAAGGCGCTGTACGAAAAGTGGTATGGCCCGAAGAAGCAAAAGCAGGTCATCACCGACAAGTCGTTTTTAGAGATCTTGAACACGATCGGGCCCGAAGCCGCACGAGTTGCCAGCGAGTTCCCAGCGCTTGCGCAGGCCACGCGCATCATGCAGAAGAGCCCCGGCCCCAGAGCGCTTGGCTTCTACGCCTACGCTGACCGTGGCATTTCGCTGCGCACACCCGGCGGATTCAAGCCGCTGAAGCCTTTGGAGCCGGGAAAGATTCCATGGACGGTGAGCTCCAGCGGGCTTTCTGGCGAAGGCCAGATCCTCGACACGTTCCGCCACGAGGCCGCGCACGCACTAGATCTGCGAGAGCATAAGGGCGCATTCACCAAGGCATTGGTTGACGCCGTTGGCGGATCACCGGCGTTGTCGAACTACATGGGCGCGAACATCAGCAAGTACGGCGCGAGCAAGCCGGTGGAGGCTACCGCTGAGCTTGTGGCGCTGTACACCTCGAAAAACTACAAGCCGGGAACAATTACCAAGCCGCTCGAAGATGTGCTGGCGAAATACTTGAAGGGAACCAACGTGAGCAAAGCAGCAGACGCCCAGATCGATCCGGACTTCGTATCAATCAGCATTCCGGAGCCGCCAGAAGGCTACGAACTCATCAGCGCCGATGGCATCGATATCAAGTTCCGCGCACCGGACGGCAGCGTTGTGCAGTACATCGACATGGTGGAAGCCGGGTTCTTTGGCGAAGAGGTTGAAGAATAATGGCGAACTCCACCGACGAACTGCGCGCCCGTCTAGCGCTCGCACGCGCCCGCGTAGCGCTGCACAAAGGCTTTTGGAACCGCTGGCCTGCAGGCTCAGAGAAAGGCGGCCAGTTCGCCCCGAAAGCCAGCACCGGCATCGGCGGCGGCCCTGCCAAGGGCGGCGGCGGAATGTTTGGCGCATGGGGCAGCAAGGCCAGCCAGTACGCATCCTACGTTGCTGGGCTCAAGGGCGGCGCAGGCCCGAAGCCTGCCGCTGGCTCTGGGATTCTGGGCCCGCAGTTTGGCGGCAGTGCGCCGAAAGGCCCGCCGCCGGGCTCTGCGCAGCATCCAAAGGTGAACGACAAAGGCGCGGCGGTAACCATCAACTACCCCACCAAGCCTTCGCACCAAAGCACGTGGAGCGATCACAACAAGACGGCCGTGTTCACGCCGGGCAGCGATGCCCCTGCCGTGCTCAACAACGTGGCCATGAAGCCTTGGAACCCGCCGAAGGACGGCTGGAGCAAGGTGCCCGGCACCAAGGAATCGCTCGAAGCCGATATGCCGTTCGAAGCCACGCCCGGCAAGACCGTGGGCGCTGGCGTGGTGATCATGGAGCCAGATGGCCGCCTGTGGCTCACGCGGCCCACCAACGCCTTTGGCGGCTACCAGAACACCTACCCCAAAGGCACGGTGGAATCCGGGCTCACGATGCAGCAGAACGCCGTAAAGGAGGCGTGGGAGGAAACCGGGCTCAAGGTGAAAATCACCGGCATCCTTGGCGATTACGAGCGCGACACTTCGAAGGCGCGCTTCTACATCGCCCAGCGCGTCGGCGGCACGCCGAAAGGCATGGGCTGGGAGTCGCAGGCCATCAACCTCGCCACGCTCAAGGACGCTCGCAAGCTGCTCAACCGCGAGCACGATCGCGGCATCCTTGACGATCTCGAAGATCTCATCGCGCTTTCGAAGTCGAAAACAGCGCCCAAGGGCGGGTTCTGGACGAACCAACCGCGCTGGCCGGGCGGCTCTGCGCTGGGCGGCCAGTGGAAGGCGACGGATGCAGACGGCATCACCATCGCACCGAAGATTGCAGGCGGGCTGGAGGGCACAAACTCCAACTACCAAAAAGCCGCGATCGCCGTGTACACCTCAGTCAAAAACGGCGATCTAAAAACCGCACAGGCGGTGATCGACAAGTACGCTGCCGCCAACGAGAAGTTTGCGACCGGGGTGAAAGGCACCTCGCACGTGAAGTACGGCGCACAGACATACCAATACGCCGTGCAGGCGGTTGGCGACTACAAGGCGAAGATTTCTGCAACGGCTACGGCCGACGCGATCATCGGGCCGCAGAAACTCTCGCACATGGCCTACGAGGGGCCAAAGCCCGGCGGCTCCAACCCCGGCGCAATGTACGTGGACGACTCTGGCAAATGGCTCGTGAAGGGCAGCAACGCCTCAAACGCCACCCCGCGCTCGCACAACGAGGTGCTGGCGTCGAAGCTCATGGCCGCTGCTGGCGTCGGCGCTCCGGAAATGAAGCTCGTGGACTTGCAGGGCACGCACGGCGGCGGCATCGGTGTCGCCTCGAAGTGGATCGAAGGCGGTGTGGCATTCGACAAGAGCAACCCGGCGCACATTTCGTTGGCCCAGCAAGATTTCGCTGTGCACGCATGGCTGGCCAACTACGACGCCATTGGGATGGGCTTCGACAACACGCAGATCATCAACGGCAAGGCCGTCAACATCGATCCGGGCGGAGCGCTGCTGTACCGCGCACAGGGCGCACCCAAAATGGACTTCGGCAACGAGGTGACGGAGTTTGATTCGCTGCGCAAGCCGGTGCAAGGCGTGCCGGTCAATCACTCAGCGCACGCTGTGTATGGCTCGATGACCGCCAGCCAGATCGCGGAATCCGCGAAGAAGGTTGCGGCCATTTCGGATGAGACCATTTTCAAGCTCGTGCATACATACGCGCCCGACACGGTGGATAAACCCGCGCTTGCCGACAAGATCATCGCCCGCAAGTATGACCTGCTGACCAAGGTGGCGGCTCTGGAGGCAAAAGCCGCGCCGCCCCCAGCGCCCGCGCCTGCGGCCGTTGGAGAGGCCGGGTATATCGATACGATCGCACAGCTCAAAGGCACCCATTACGGAGCAATTTCCGCAAAGTTTGTTCACACCACTGTGGCACTTAAGGTTGACCAAATTATCAACGAAAACCTTGACCCGGTTTCTATAACGGTGGGAATTGACAACGCGCTTGAGGACGATGGCGAGAAGTTCAAGTTTGCAGATATCGGCGTTGAAAAGTTTCCAGTTATTTTCCAAACGCAAGTCAGCAAGATGGTCAAAAACGGAGAGTTGCGCAAGCTCTCTAAAGACGTTGAGGCATTACTTGGGCAGGCGCAGATGTACAAATCGATAGGCGCTCCCGACATGGTGAAACAAAAAGCGCAGATGGCCGCGTATATGGCTGCTGCAATCGTTCAAATCAAGGCTGATCAAGCCAAGGCTGCAAAGGCAATAGTGCCGCCACCGGCCGCGCCGATCCAAAAGCCCACGTTCAACTCTGGCTTCGAAAAGGCCGACAAGTTCTACGCCGACATAGCCAACAAACTACAAACCTTGCACGCGGCTGGCAACCTCGCGGGGCTGAAAACCTTTGAGGGCATGAAAACCGCGTACACGGACGGCGGCAAACAGGTGCCGTGGAAGCCGGGCACGGGCAACGGCATAAAAATGGCCATCTACCACGCGGAGCTTGTCTCGGATCTCGAAAAGAAATCAGCGGCGCAGGTGATTGTTGCGGCCAACGCGGCCGACAAGGTGATTTCCACTCCCGTACCGCCGCCGCCGAAGAATGCGCCCGTCACAACCGCGCTGCCAAACTTCGCCGCCGCGATGCTTCCTTTGACGAACACCAACGCCGCGTCGCACAACGGCAAGATCGACGCGATTGCAAAGCTCGCGAACGCTGGCGATGTGAAGGGCTTGTTGTCGCTTAACTTTGGCACGAACACGTACGGCAAGAAGCAGGCGAATCTGGCCAACGACGCGCTGACCGCGCTGGGCTCGCCGGAGAAGGTGCAGGCGGGCCAGAAATCTGGTGCGCATCCTGCGCTGCACGGAGGCGCAACGCCTGCCGCAGTGATCGCCGCTGCGGCTACCACCAAGGTGCAGCCGCCCACGCCTGCGCCTCCAGTGGAGACGCCGAAGAGCAGCAAGCCCGCTTTCAAGCCCGACAACCTTACCGCGCCGCCAAACTTCAACAACTGGAACAACGGCGGCAAGGGGCTTTCGAGCAAGGATTGGGTGAACCAATCGAACACTGCCGTTGCAGCCGCAATCTACACCGCAGCCAAAACCGGCGACATGAGCGCAGTGAAGGCCGTTGCGTACGAGGTGCTGGACAAGGAGACCGGCGCAAAAACGGGCGTGTTCAAGCCCGCCTCTGAGCACCCGTCGCAGCACATCAAGGCGTATCAGCAGAATCTCATTCAAGAAATCGATCTACAGCTTAATCCGCCGAAGATGCCGCGAATCGGCGTTCAAGCAAGCGGATCGATTGCCGAAGTTTCCAGCCAGATGCCGCCTGTGCCGTCTGGTAAGTCAATCGCTGCAGTGCCTCAGAACCAGAAGGCCGGGCGCTACATCGTGCTAGGCAAAGCCTCGCTCACCGAAAAGGAGCCTCCGGAGGATAACTCCGTGGCAACCACGAGCGCGTGGCAAAACATGGCCAAGCAGCACTACGCCAGCGCTTCAGACTCCGCCAAGCAGACTTTCAGCACGTATTTGACCAGCAGCGGCGCATCCGCTTTGAACACGGCTCTGCGAACGGGAAACACAAGCACGAACGTTGGCGGGAAGAGCGTCGAGAAGCACGTGAAGGACTTCGAAAAGCTGCTCGTGGATATCCCTGAAGGAACGACATTCACGCGAAACATGGGCATGAAGGGCTTCGGTGAAACTCCCAATCCGAAGTACATCACAGAGCTTCAGCAGTTTCTGATGAGCGCGGAGAAAGGCACCGTTGTGCAGGAGCCCGGCTTCAGCAGCGCGTCGTTCGGCAGCCAGATTCTGTCCAACAACGATATCAAGTGGAACTTGCGTGCTGGCAAGGGCGTCAAGGCATTCCCGGCATGGCTTACGGCCAACACGGGAGAGGCTGAGTCGCTCTTCCCGCCCAACACGCGGTACATGATTCTGGGCGCAAAGAAAAAAGGAAAAACCGTCTACGTAGACGCCGTTTTGCTCCCGAATTCATAAAACCGACGGCTGTAGTTGCTCAACCGATAGCGCAGCAGGGGTAAGATATCCGCATGAAACTTCCAGACACCCAAGAGCTTGCCAAAACCGGGCTCTCAACAGCCAAGCCTTATTTGGGCACCTACTCGATTGTTGATGGGCTTGTGCGCCAATTGTTGAGCGCCGTGACCGACCTGCGCGAGCAGCAGCTTGCAGGCAAATTGCAGGGCGTCGAGCCGCAACTTGATGCGCTGTGCAAGAAGTTCCAAGCCACGATGTACGGGCAGAGCCCGGAATTCCTTGCATCGGCGTGGAACAGCCCCGGCCAACTTGGCAAGGCGCTCGTAGAGGAAGCGGGTATAGGCGGCGACACTGACGACGCCGTGGCCCGCCTCGCGGCAAAGATCATCAGCGACTATCTGGCTGTGTACATCCCCTTTGAGCAGGAGGCGGCCAGTGATGACGATTTCCAGTTCGGGCTAGAGACCGTAGTGGAAACTTTCTCGCACATCCTGCTTGGAATCCCGCTCGACCCGGCAGATTAAAGCCTCGTTGTCACGCCCGTGATACTAAAGCCCGCCTCGTGCGGGCTTTTTGTTTCTAGCGCTTCCACAACCGTTTTTCGCGTGTTACGAAATCAATCACGGACGGTTCGCGCCGCCCGTTCTCACAGTCGTGACACGGAGTTGTGATGAGCGTTGGTATCAGCTTCCAGTTCCAGAAGGCAGACGCCACCGGCGGCTTTGTACGCGGTTGGGCGAGCGTGGCCGAAGTGGATGGGAAGGCCGTCACCGACCATCAAGGCGACGTTATCACCATGCAGGAGCTCCAGAAGGCCGCACACAAGTTCGTGTGTGACGCCCGCGTGGCCAAGGCCATGCACTCTGGCAAGCAGGTGGGTGAGGTTGTGGAAAGCGTTTTGATCGATGACGAGTTCGCCAAGGCTCTGGGCGTGCAGGACAGCCGCCGGGGTTGGTGGATCGGCATGGCGATCAACGACGAGAGCGTGCGCAAGCGCGTGCGCTCCGGCGAGCTGAAAGCCTTCAGCATTGGTGGGCGCGGTCGCCGCGCCAAGATGGAGTGAACGCAATGCCGCAAATGCTTTCGGACATGACGATTGAAGAAATCAGCCTCGTGGATGACCCGGCCAACGAGCAGGCCCGCGTCCAGATTGTGAAAGCACGGGGCAAGAAGAAACCTCAAGCCGCAACCGAATCCGAAATCGATGATGAGGATATGGATGCGGAAGAGACCCTCGACGATGGCGAAGAAGCGCCTGCAGTGAGGAATCTCAAGAAAGCGCTCTCAGCCATCGCGCCTCGTCTGGCGCAAACCATTGCCGGGGGTGTCTCGGCTGATTCCGATGCGGCTGCATCGGGTGAAACTGCACTCAAGGAGTACACAATGGACTTGGAGAATCTTTCCAAGGCGCTGGAAGAGGCGGAAGAGAAGCTGGGCACGCTGCAGAAGCGCGCCGACGATGCTGAGGCCGCACTTGCCACCGCTCAGAACGAGCTCGCAACCCGCGACACGCAGATTGCTGAGCTGCAGAAGGCCGCCGCCCCGCAGCCCACCGAAGAGGATGTGCTGAAGTCGCTTCCGGAGCCGGTGCGCAAGCGCATCGAGGAAACCGAAGCCCGTGCGAAGGCCGCCGAAGATGCCATCTCGAAGATCCGCGCCGAAGCGGAGCTTGGTGAGGCCGTGGCCAAGGCGAAGAGCCTCAGCCTGCCGGAGCCGGAGAAGATGGGCCCGCTGCTGCTGCGCGTGGCGAAGGGCATGACCACCGCAGAGGACGCCTCTACGTTGGAAGCTGTGTTTAAGGGCATCGTTGAGCAGGGCTCACAGGCCGCTCTGTTCAAGAGCCTTGGTTCCAGCGCCGCCGTTGATGGCGACCCGGAATCTCTGCTGAAAGCCAAGGCCGATGAGATCCAGAAGGCCAACACCGGCATGACGTTTGAGCAGGCGTACGCCAAAGCTGTGGATTCAAACCCGGCTCTGTACAACGCCTACGTCGCCAAGCGCCGGGCCGCGTAAGCCACCCATTTCCTTTAGGAGCATTTGATCATGGCAAGTGAAAACATTGTTCAGTCGATCACCTTGCCTGCGGCGGCGGATCTTTCGTCCTCGCAGTTCAAGTTGGTCACGGTTAACTCCAGCGGGCAGGCCGCTCTCGCGAACGCCACGGCGCTCGTGGTTGGCGTGCTGCAGAACAAGCCTTCTGCTGCTGGGCAGGCCGCCACGGTGGCCGTGCACGGCGTGTCGAAGGCTGTGGCCGGTGGTGCGATCACCGCCGGTGCTCGCGTGACCGCTGATGCCAGCGGCAACGCGATCGCTGCCGCTTCGGCCGGTGACGCAGTGTTGGGTGTGGCGCTCACGGGCGCTGCCTCTGGCGATGTGTTCCCCGTTCTCATCAACCCGTATCCGTTCGCCGCGTTGGCGTAATTGGAACTCTGTAGGAGTAACCTTCGATGAACCCGACTCCCGGTGACGTTCACGTTAACCAGCCGCTGACCAACATCAGCATTGCGTTCCTCCAGAACGCTTCCAACTTCGTTTCCTCGCGAGTGTTCCCCAACATTCCGGTTTCGAAGCAGGCCGACCGCTACTACACCTACGATCGCGGCGATTTCAACCGCGACGAGATGGAGTTGCGCGCTCCCAGCTCTGAGAGCGCCGGTGGTGGCTACAAGCTGGACAACACCCCCAGCTACTACGCTCCGGTCTATGCCTTCCACAAGGACATTCCGGATCAAGTGCGTGCCAATGCCGACGCAGTGCTTTCGCCGGATCGCGAGGCCACCGCGTTCGTCACCCACAAGGCTCTCATCAAGCGTGAGAAGCTGTGGGTGTCGAAGTATTTCAACACCGGCATTTGGTCGTTCAACCGCACGGGCGTTGCCGGTTCGCCGGGCGCTTCGGAAGTGAAGCAGTGGAACGACGCCACCTCGACCCCGATCGCCAACGTGCGTGCGATGAAGCGCGCCATTGCCGAAAGCACCGGCTTCGAGCCCAACAAGCTCGTGGTTGGCCGCCCGGTGTATGACGCACTGATCGACCACCCGGAAATCGTGGATCGCATCAAGTACGGCCAGACGGCCGGTGCCCCGGCGATGAGCAGCGCGCAGGTTCTGGCGCAGCTCTTCGATGTGGGTGAGGTGCTCGTGATGAACGCGATCGAGAACACTGGCAAGGAAGGCCAGAGCAACTCGCACTCGTTCATCGGTGGCAAGGCCGCGCTGCTGTGCTACGCCGCCCCGGCTCCGGGCTTGATGACGCCCAGCGCCGGTTACACGTTCTCGTGGAATGGTTTGCTTGGTTCGGGTGCCGAAGGCAACCGCATCAGCACCTTCCGCATGGAACACCTCAAGAGCGACCGCGTTGAGATCGAAATGGCTTTCGACCAGAAGCTGATTTCTGCCGACCTCGGTGCGTTCTGGACGACGGTTGTTGCGTAATCAACTGGGGCGGGGCTGAGGTAACTACTCAGCTCCGCCCCGGCTGCCTTAGAGAAAGCCATGGCAGAACCCAGACTTTTCAACCCAGAAAGCAAATTCAAAGCAATGCGCCCGTTCACGATGGGCGGCCGCCAATACGGGCACGACGAATCGGTAGATGTGCGTGGCATCGAAACGCGCCGCTTGCGGCAGATGTTCGATATGCGCCTCATCGATACCGACAAGGGCGATGCCCCGCCGCCGCCGCGCAAGGCCGCTGTAGAGCCGCCTGTAAAGCAGGAAGTGGCTCCGGTAGCGTCAGATGCGAAGGCATCGTTGCGGCACAAGGGCTTTGGGAAATACGAGATTGTGGACGCGCAGGGCAACACGATTGCGGGCCCGTTTCAGCGCGAGCAAGCCGATGCGGAATTGCTGAAGTATTTGTGAGGTGAGGCATGGCTCTGACAGTCGAGAACGGAACCGGGCTCGCCGGAGCAGACGCCTACATCTCGCTCGTTGAATTCAAGACGTTCTGCAGCGATCGCAACTATCGCTGGGAATCGTACGAGGATTTCCAACTGGAGGCGTCGATACGCCTCGCCACGAGTTGGATCGATACCTACTCTCGATACAAGGGCTCGCGCCTCGTTTCCTCGCAGGCGCTGGAGTTCCCCCGCGCAGACCTTACGGACTGGAGCGGCTACACCATCACCGGCGTGCCCAAGCGCGTGAAGGATGCTTGCTCTGAGCTCGCGTTTAAGGGGCTCTCAGAGCCTCTGTATCAAGATCTCGACCGTGGCGGCATGATCACCTCTGAGAGCGTGGGGCCGATCTCTGTGTCGTACAGCGAGGGCGCTCCGGCGGGCAAGGTGTGGCAGTTCGCGGTGAACCTGCTGAAGCCATACGTGCGCGACCCGCACAACTTCCGTGGGCCGCTGTGGACTGAGCCCACCACGGAGCCAGTGTTTAACGTTGGGATGAACGACAATCCGGGCAACGGCTCTCGCCTGCTTGCCCCGGACGGAACCTAATGCCGTGCCGAAGTACGCTGGCGCGGCCGCAACCGCCTACAACTTGATCGCCCGCAAGGGCGCACCCGTTGCGTTCACGCGGGAGACCACCGCCGCGTTCAACCCTGTAACGCAGCAGGAAACGAAATCCACCATCACCTTCACGCTCAACGGCGTGGCAGTGCCGCCAGACAAGTCTGCGGAGTTCCGCATTGGATCGCTGGCCAAGCGCAACCTCGTGGAGCTGCACCTTGCGCCCAACCTTGGAATTGCGCCGCAGCCGGGCGACAAGGCCCGCTGGGCCGGTGCTGATTGGACGGTCATCTGGAGCAACGCGCTAGATCCGGCCGCTGACGGCTCGCCGTACGCGCTTGCGTATCTGGAGCGCTGATGAACAACGGGCATCAGTTCAACATCTCTCTGGCCGCGTGGGGCAAGAAATTCGAAGGCAGTATGGACGCGCTTGCGCGCCAAACGAGCCAGCAGATTGCGCTTAACGTGGTGAAGGACACGCCGGTAGATACCGGGTTCCTGCGCGGTTCGTGGCAGCCCGCCATTGGCGGCTCGAAGTTCCGCAACAAGCCCAACGGCGATGACGGCGGCGCTGCAGTGATCGCAGATGTGATGCTCACGGCGGCGCAGATGAAGGCTGGGCAGAAGTTCTACATGATGAACAACGCCCATTACGCCGGGTTTGTCGAGTTTGGCACCTCGCGTATGCGCGCCCGCCTGTTTGTAACGCGAAACGTTAAGCGCGCCAAGTCTGTCGTTTCGAAGATTGCGCGTGAGCTGGGGGCCAAATGAGCGCCGAAACTTTCCACAGAAACATTCGCGCTGCCATCCGCGCTCGCCTGCAGGAGCTCTCCGGGCTTCCTGCCGTTGAGTGGGAAGGCAACGATTTCCTGCCCGTAAAGGGCACCCCGTGGCTCACAGAGACTGTCTCGCCCGTTTCCTCAGTTGTATCGGCAACCGGGCTTGGCGGAACCATCGCGCACACGGTGATAGCAGCGTTCACGCTTCATTACCCGGCCAACAAGGGCACGCTTGCCATTGAGACCATGGCCGGGAACTTGATGGCGCATTTTCGACCGGGCACAGCGTTGATCTACGGGGACGATTCGGCAATGGTTCAGCAAGCCGAAATGGCCCCGTTGCAGCAGGAGCCCGATTGGATCAACCGCACCGTCAACATCACGATGATTGGTCACACGAGCAATTAAATGTTTTGTCCCGCGCAACGGGACAGCTAAATAGGAGTTCCGACAATGCCTCTCCAGAGTAACGTTAACGTACGGGTTGCGTACGACACCGAAACCACGCTTGGCACTCAAGCGCCCGGCACCGGGCACCTCATGCGCCGCGTTTCCTCGTCGCTCGCTCTCACCAAGGAGGCTTTCACCTCCAACGAAGTGCGCCCGGATCAGCAGGTGCAGGATGCTCGCCACGGCGTGCGCCGCGTCTCCGGCAACATCCAAGGCGAACTGTCGCGCACTACGTACGACGATTTCCTTGCTGCCGCTTTGCGCACCTCGTGGGTGTCCAACAAGCTCACGCCGGGCACGACGCAGCGCTCGTTCACCATCGAGCAGGTGTATCCGGAACTCGATGTTTCGGAAGTGTTCCTTGGCTGCCGCGTTTCCGATGTGGCGATCTCGATGCCGCCCACGGGTATGGCGACGATCAACTTGGGCTTCCAAGGGCTCAACATGGCCACCTACACGGGCGCGGGTTCGCCGGTGTACAACGGCGCGGCTGCTGTTACGCAAACTAGCCTGCTGGCTGGCGTGAATGGCTCGCTCAGCATCAACGGCACGCAGTCCGCGATCATCACCTCGCTCGATTTCACGATCGCGAACAACCTAAACAGCACGCCCGTCGTTGGCAGCAACGTGGTGCCGGAGATTTTCTACGGCCGCCTCATCGTCACCGGCACGCTCTCGGCGTACTTCGACTCGCTCACGATGCTGAACTACTTCTTGAACGAGACGGAGTTGGGCATCACTGCGCGCCTCACGGAGTCGAACGGCTCCGACTGGCTGCAGTTCGCCATGGGCCGCGTGAAGCTCATGGGCGCGTCGAAAACCGTTGGCCCGGATGGTGGCGTGATCCTGCAGAGCCCGTTCCAAGCGCTGTATCACGACACCGCTGGCACGGCGGATGACGGCTCCATCATCATCACCCGCAGCGCCTAATAAATGCACGCGGCGGCTTAGCGTTTGCTGGGCCGCCGCGTTCATCACTTCAACACCACACAGGAAGCAACATGAAATTCGATCTGGCAGAGGTTGACACGAAATCGCTCAGCAACGGCGGCGTATTCATGCCGGTGCGTAGGCTCAACAGCGACGAGCCGCTTGTGGCGAAGAATGGCAAGCAGGTGCGAATCCGCTTGCGCGGCCCGGACAGCGATGTGTACCGCGAATTTACTCGCAAGCAGGTGCAGAAGCGCCTTGCTCGCACGAACGATCCGAAGAAGCTCAACGAGTTGGATTTTGATGAGATCGAATCCGACGCGCTGGAGATGCTCACCGCTGTGACAGTTGGCTGGGAAAACGTGCTCGACCCGGATGGAAAAGAGATCCCGTTCAGCCCAGACGCAGCGCGTGCGTTGTATGCCGCTTACCCGGTGGTGCGTGAGCAGGTGGACACGTTTGTTGCCAACCGCGCCCATTTTTTGAAAGCGTCGTTGGGGAACTGATTCGGTATGCAAAGCATCAGTTCACGCTCGCCCGCACGGTCGGCAATGCCTCGATGGCAGAGCACTATGCTGCAGTTGAGCGTGCAACTGGGCGCAAAGCGGAGCACCCCGAATTACCAACGGCGCTGCGGTATCTGTGGAATCACTTCATCCTTCTGCACAAGGCTCGCGGCAGCAATGGTTTCGGGCCCAACCCGTTGGCGTGGAGCGAAATCCGGGCCTACTGTGAATTGATGCAAGCGCGGCTCGATCCGTGGGAGATCGAAGCCATCAAGGTTGTGGACGATGAATACTTGGCTTCGGTAGTCGAATCAACATCGGAACAGGGCAATGGCGTCTGAAAACTTTGAACTTGGCTTTGTAATCGACACATCGGCGCTCTCGCGAGCTTCCGTTGAAGCGCTCAAGGCCGCTGACGCTGCAAAAAAACTGGGTGATGCAGAGCGCGCCCAAGCCGCCGCTGCAGAGACTGCTGCCAAGGCCGAAGCAGAGAAGGCTAAGCAGACGACTGCGGCTGAGCAGGCCGCAGGCCGTGCCTCCAACAAAACCACAGAGTTTGCACGCACTGTTGAGAACCTCAGCGGCACCCTTCGCGTAAGCCAGCAGGATCTCCAAGCGCTTGCGGCGGCATTCCGGGGCGGCGGTGGCGTGACTGGCATTGCGGGCAGCGTAGAGGCCGCAGCGGGCGGCTTTGCCCGCCTCATGGCGCTGCTGGGCCCAACCGGGGCAATGCTTGCGGGCGCAGGCGTGGCCGTTGCTGGGCTTGCTTACGCCACCAAGTCGGCCGCCGAATCACTGGCGGTGTACAACGACAAACTGGTGATGATGCAGGGCCGCCTCACCAACTCGCTGGGCAGTGCGCAGTTGGCCAAAGAGGCCATGGAGTCGCTGTACGCGACCACTCAGCAGACCGGGCTAGGGTTCCAATCGGCAGCAGATGCGTTTGCCCGCATTGCGCGCAACAACGCCGCGATCGGAATGTCGCAGGCTCAGATGCTGCAGATGATCGAGACCGTGCAGAAGTTGGGCGCGGTTTCGGGCACTACCGGCGGCGAAATGGCTGCGGGCATGGTGCAGTTCGGGCAGGCGCTTGCCTCCGGCCGCCTGCAGGGCGACGAGTTGCGCTCGATCATGGAGAACTTCCCGGCACTTGCCAAGGCGGTGGCCGACAACTTCGAGCGGGCAGACGGGAAAATCGGCATCACCATCGGTGAGCTGCGCAAGATGGGCTCTGAAGGCGAGCTCACCGGCCAGAAGATCGCCAAAGCGGTTCTGGCTGCCGCAGAGCAGGCCAACAAGGAATTCGCTTCGCTTCCAGATACCGTCGAGCGCGCCAACCAGCGCACTGCGGACGCCTACGAAAAACTCTTGAAGTTGCTGGCGCAAAAGACCGGCACTTCTGAGTTCGTGATCATGTGGAAGAACCTGCTGGGCGATATCGTGGACGGTGCGATATCCCTGCTGGATGACGGGACGCTTTCACAGCAGCTTGCCGCTGCTGAAGCCCGCCTCACACAGATGCAGCGGATCAACGCTGAACTGCAGCGCACCAACCCGTACGAGTACGAGAACCTTGGAGCAGGTGCTTCTCGCGGCCGTGCTGCTGAAGAGCGGCTGTTGCGTGAGGTGACGCAGCTTCGTGCCCAGCAAACGCTTGCTGGGATGGAAGAGGCCAAGCAAGGCGACAAATCCACGATGGCGACGGCCAGCGGGTTGATTGCCCGCACGGCCGAAATGAAAACGTTCGCTGAAGAGGCAAAGCTCGCTGCGAACACAGTCAAGGATCTGCAGGCATCTCTGGACGCTCTGGCCAAGACACGGGCGGAGCGCATCGGGAGCAACGCAACACGTGGCCGCGGCATCCGCGTAGATCTCACGGATATCGATGACGCGGTGCAAACTCTTGAGCAACGGCTGATCATTGCGCAGGCCAAGCAGGCCGATCTGCGCACTGAGCTTGGCAAGTTGCAAATGAGCAATTCCGATCGCGCCCGCGCCATGCAGATTGGCGGTGTCGAAGGGGCGTCGTTCGTAGAGCAGGCTATCAACGCGCAGCGTGGCGACGTACGGCGCAACGCTGGCGGCTCGATCGATCAGTACATCGACGCAATCATCAACCGCGAACTGGCCAACAACCGCAGCCAGCTTCAAGCGCTTCAGCGCCAGATTGGCGCGTCGGAACGATCGGCCGCGGCTATAGGCCAAGGCCGCGCAGCCGCAATCGAAGCAGAGGTACAAAACGAGGTAGCCGCAGAGCGCGCCTCGTTCGGTTCCTTTGCCAACCGGCGCGATGTGCTGCGGTGGCTGGAAGAATACGAGCGGATGCTGCGCAAGTCGAAGCAGGCCGCCGAAGATTCTGCCAATGCCAACCGCCTGTACCAAGCGTCGATCGCCGCAGAGCGTGCGCAGATGATGGCAGGCATCACGAACCCGCTCGACGCGGCGCGTGCCGGGCTTGAGTTCGACATTGGCCGCGACACCAAGGGCATGAACGAAAGGGATGCCAACGCGATTGCCAGTGCCCGGCGCAACGAATTCGAGGCCAACCAGTCGCGCCAAAGGAATGCCGCGCTTGATGAATTCAAGCAGCGCGAAGCGCAGATTCTGCGCGAAACCCGGCTTGTTGGGCTTATCGGGCAAGAGCGCCAAATACAGTTGGCGTTGCTGGCCAAGGAAACCGACCTTCGACGGCAGGGCTACGACGAAGAAGATGCTCACTTCAAGCAGGTGATGGCCGAAACAGAGCGGCTGGAGCGCTTGTCACTCAACGAGCGCCGCCGCACCCAGTCCGTGCGCGCCATCTTCGATCAGCTCGACGAAGGCGTGAAGCAGTTCGAAAGCACGTTCAAGAGCAGCTTCGAAACCGTATTCACACATGGCGTGAACAAGGCCAGCGATATTCTGCTGCAGGGTTTTGGCGGCGTGATCAAGAAGATCAGCGCGCAGATGATCTACGAGCTGGCTATACGGCCGTTCGAAATGATTGCAGAGCAGCTCGCTTCGCAGTTCGGCCGTTGGCTCACCGGCTTTTTGCCGGGCGGCTCCGTGGGCGGGCTTGGATCGGGCGGCGGCAGCGGAATCAACACCAGTGGATTCGCTGCGGCTGGCGCTTACTTCGACGGGCCCATGCACAACTTTGCCACCGGCGGCGTGTTCACGAACAAGGTTGTGAACAAGCCCACCATGTTTGCCTTTGCCAACGGCGTTGGGCTCATGGGCGAGGCTGGGCCAGAGGCCATCATGCCGCTGCGCCGCGATGCAAGCGGCCGCTTGGGCGTTACAGCCAACGGCGGCGGCGACTCCGGCGTGAGCGTGGTGATCAACGATATGCGTTCGAACGGCAACGCTGAGCGCGTGCAGACGCAGGAGCGGCGCGGAGCGAATGGCAAGCGGATTCTGAGCGTGATGATTCGCGACGAAATGCGCCGCCAGATTCGCAGCGGCGACATGGATCGTGACATGGCGGGTTCGTACGGAAGCACCCGCGTTCTATCGAGGAAGTAACCGATGCCTACCCCAACATTCCCCGCCACCCTGCCGCAATACGTGCAGGAAGGCGGCTTTTCGGAGCAGATCCAAGACCAGACCATCGAATCGCAGATGGACACGGGCCCGGCGAAGATCCGCAGGCGCTTTACCAAGTCGCTACGGCAGTTTTCGCTGCAGATGATGCTCACGCCCGCCCAAACCGATACGTTCGAAGCGTTCTGGCAGGACGACTGCAAGGGCGGCTCCCTGCCGTTTATCTGGGTTCACCCGCGCACCCGCGTGCCCAGCACCATGCGCTTTCGCCTGCCTGCCCCGCAGATCTCCACGCAAGGCGGCGGCGCAGCAAACATCGTTTCGTTCACCGTGGAGCTCACCTAAGTGCGCACGCTTTCCAGCACCGCGATCGCCAGCGCGCACGCGCAGGAGACCGGCGAGGTATGGCTCGTGCTGCTTACGATCAGCCACTCGTCGCTCCCCGCCCCGATTCGGGTGGTGAACAACAACGAGGACATAACCAGCCGGGGCAACTCGTACCAAGCCTTCCCCTTCGAGATCATCCTGCCGGGCGAAGATCCGGACGGGGTTACCAAGGCGCTGCTGCGGTTCGACAACGTGGAGCGCACCGCGATCACCGCCATTCGCGGGCTCACCTCTGCCCCGGCGGTCACCATCGAGGTGATTCTGGCCAGCGACCCGGATGTGGTGGAGATCAGTTTCACCGGGCTCACGGTGAAAAACGTGAACTTCGACGCGGTGCAGATCGAGGGCGAGCTGCACTTCGAGAGCCTGTGGACGGAGCCGATCACGTACACCATGACTCCCAGCCGACTGCCGGGGCTATTCTGATGGATCGAGAGCTGCCGGAATGGGCGGCGCAGTACATCGGCATCCCCTACCAAACGCACGGACGCAGCCACCAAGGCGCTGACTGCTGGGGGCTGCTGGAGATGGTTCAGCGGGAGCAGCTTGGCTCCCTGTGGCCGCCGTATGAAGGAGTGGATTGGTTCAAGGGCCAGCGCCCGGCCAACGTGGGCGAAGCCGCTGTGCGTTACGCCTCCATGTTCACGCCTGTGGCACCGGGCTGCGAGCAGCTAGGCGACGGCATCCTCATCCGAATGCGCGGGCACCCGTTCCACTGTGCTCTGGTTCTAGCGCCCGGCTGGATGCTACACACGCATGAGGCCGCTGGATCATGCGTCGAAAACTACCATTCGATGCTGTGGGAACGGCGGATCAGCGGGTTTTACAGGTACAGCGCGCCATGACGGAAATCCAATCAGCGGTTCGAGAAGCCATCAACCCGCAGATCCCGGTGGTGGTGCATCCGCACCCATTTGCCACCGATGTGAAGTTGATGGTGGCATTGGAAGGCCAGAGCATTTCCACGGTCGTGGAGAAGGCTGGCTTCCCGGCCGTGTACCGCCAGTACCTGCGCGTCTGGATTGGCGATGAGGAAATCCCGGTCGAGAGCTGGGATTCCACGTTCATCACTGACGGCCAGAACATCTACCTGCGCGTGGTGCCGCAGAAATCCGGCAAGGACATTTTCCGCGCCATTGCCATGGTCGTTATCACGGCCGTGGCGTTTTCCGTCGCTGGGCCTGCCGGGTTGAACCTTGGCGGATCGCTTGCCTCATCGCTGGGCGTCACAAGCGCCATCGGAACATCGATCATTACGGGCTTGGTGGCTGCGGGTATCGCAACCATTGGCTACCTTGCGCTCAACGCGCTTGTGCCGCCTCCGGGCCTGCGCAACAACCAGCAGGACGAAAAGTACCGGCTCACTGGCTCATCAAACCAGTTTGCGCCGTACGCCAACATCCCCCGCATCTTTGGCAAGCGCCGCCTGTTCCCGCTTCTGGCCGCCCGCCCCTACTCCGAAGTGCAGGGCGATGACGAATACCTGCGCATTGCGCTCGTGGTGGGCTGGGGGCCGCTTGAGATCACCAACATCCGCATTGGTGAAACGCCGATCACCGCCTTCAGTGGAGTGGAGTACGAGATCCGCGAAGGCTGGGCGAATGATCAGCCGCTCACCCTGTTCACCCGCACGGTGACGGAGGATAACTTTGCGATCCGGCTGGAACCTTTCAATAGCACCAACTACTACAGCGGCATTCCCGGCTACGCGGGCGACTACTACACCTACGATCCGAATACAGACTCGTATTCTGGCGCTGTAACCTCGACCACCAACCAGTGGGCCCAGCGCACCACCGCCATCAACGCGGTGGAGTTCAGCGTCGATGTGTCGTTCCCGCAGGGCTTGTTCAAGTTCGACAGCAAGGGCAACAAGCAGAACACCACGGTAACGTTCGAGGTTCAGTATTCGCCCGCCGGGCAGAACAACTGGACAAATGCCGTCTGGGAGAACAACTTCGAGACTGGCTTCGGCACCGCTGGCCAGATCACCGTCACGGCCGCAGAAAGCAGCGCTGTGCGCCGCAGTGGCCGCGTCGTGCTGCCCGCTTCCGGCCAATACGACGTTCGCATTCGGCGCACAACGGTAGAGCAGGATTCAAAACACGTTGACCTCGCGTGGTGGACAGCGCTGCGCACGATCAAGGCCGATTACCCGGTCAACCAAAAAAACTTGGCGCTGATTGCGCTGCGCATCAAGGCCAGCGGCCAGCTCAACGGCGTGCCGCAGACGATCAACTGCGATGCAGAATCGTACTTGCCGGTACGCAGTGGCGGCACGTGGTCGATGCAGAAAACCTCGAACCCCGCATGGGCGTTCGCGGATCTTTTGCGCAGGCGCGCAGGAGAGACGTACATCGATGACTCGCGCATCGACCTTCCGGCCATCGAATCGTGGGCTGCGGCGTGCGCCGCACAAGCGCCGAATGCAAGCGAGCCGCGTTGGACGTTCAATCATGTGCTGGAAGGCGGCTCGATCATCGATTCGCTGAAGGTGGTGGCGTCGAACGCCCGCGCTCTGTACACGATGCGCGACGGCAAGCACTCCGTGGTGCGCGACATTCAGCAGAGCGTGCCGGTGCAGCACATCACCCCGCGCAACTCCAGCGGGTACGCAGGCTCGAAAGTGTTTGTCGAGTACCCGCACGCGCTGCGGGTACTGTTCACCAACGCTGCCAACGGGTATCAGCCCGATGAGCGCATCGTGTACGACGATGGCTACACCGCAGCGAATGCCACGCGGTTCGAAACGCTCGAACTGCAGGGCTGCACGAGCGCCACACAGGCGTTCCGCGAAGCGAGATACCACATGGCCGTGGCCAAGCTGCGCCCAGAGCAGCACGTGGTCACCATGGATATCGAAGCGCTTCGCTGCACGCTTGGCGACCTTGTGATGTTTTCGCACGATGCCATCGGCATCGGCATCATGGCCACGCGCATCAAGGCGCGCACCACGAGCGGCGGCAACGTAACCACCGTTACGCTGCACGACGATGTGTACTTCGAGGCCGCCAAAACGTACGCGCTGCGCGTGCGCCTCATCGACGGATCTTCCGTGCTTGTGCCGGTCAACAACCCCGGCGCGGGCTATGCCACCACGCTGACGCTCACCACGCCGCTGGCAATCGCCTCCGCGCCGGATGTGGGCGATCTATGCGTGTTCGGTGAGTCCACGCTCGAAATGGCTCCGATGATTGTGCGTAAGATCGAGCCGGGCGAGAACTTCCAAGTGACGCTCACGCTCGTGGATGCGCAGCCGGGCGTGTACACGGCCGACACGGGCACCATCCCCGCTTTCAACTCGTACATCACCCTGCAGAGCCCGCCGGGCGCAGGGCGCGTGCCGCCTGCATACATCAGCGTGGTGCGCTCCGACGATTCTGCCACGCAGATTGCGCCGGACGGAACGCTCACCTTCCGGATTTTTGCGCAGCTTGACATTGTGCGCGGCACGTACCCGGAGCGCGTGGCGCATTACGAACTGCAGTGGCGGCAGCAGGGCAACCCGGCATGGCAATCCATGCAGGTGGACAAGGCGCAGCCCAGCGCATTCATCGCCGGTGTGACCGTAGGCAAGGCGTACGAGATCCGTGCCCGTTCAGTTTCTGAGAGCGGCTCTGAAAGCAACTGGACGCCAGTAGTCACGCACACGGTAGTCGGCAAGACCAACTTCGACAACCTGCCAACCGGGCTTTCAGCCACCGCAATCCCCGGCGCGATCAGCCTCGCGTGGACAAACCCAACCAGCGACGATTTCTGGCAGGTCGAGGTGTACGAGAACACCTCCAACAACTCTGCCACCGCGGCAAAGATTGCGGAAACATCGACCACTGGATACGTTCGCACAAGCCTCACGGCCGCCGATGGCGTGCGCTATTACTGGCTGAAGGCGGTTGATACCTCCGGCAACAAGACGGCATTTGTTGGCCCGGTGAGCACTACAGCAGCCAACAAGGGGCTGTACATCACGCTCACCAACGATTCAATTGCGCTGCCTGCCACGAGCGCGGGCATGGTCACTTCATACGCCGGTGCGGATGGCGTGATGGCGCTGTTCGATGCGGATTCCGATGTGACTGGCGCGGCTACCGTATTCGCGACCGGAACCAGCTGCACAGGCACCATCAACACGGCTGCGGACACGCCGGTTGCGGGCAAGCCGAAGGGATACTACCGCGTCACTGAGGTGACCAGCGACAGCGCACTGCTTACGCTTTCCGCTTCGTACAACGGTCAAACAATCACTCGATTGTTTTCGATCACCCGCGTGCGTGCGGGCGCGGATGGCAATGGCGCAGGCGAAGATGCCGTTTCAATAGTTGCTTCGCGCACGGCGATCGCGTTGCCTGCTACAAGCAGCGGCGATGTTGCCTCGTACGCCGACGCCGAAGGCACGCTGCGCGTGTTCAGCGGCTCACAGGAAGTGACAGATGCCGCCACCTTTTCTGCCGTGGGCACAGGGGTAACCGGCACCATCAATACCGCTGTAGACACCCCCGTGGCGGGCAAGCCCAAGGGCTACTACCGCGTGACAGCGCTTGCCGGTGATGCTGGCTCGCTCACGCTGAGCGCGACCTACAACGGCGTAACGCTCACCACAATCTTCTCGATCACCAAGGTAAAGGCTGGCGTCGATATCGTTTCCAGCCTGCCGACCACCGGGCTCACGCAGGGCCGCGTTGTATTCCTCACGACCGACAACAAACTGTACCGCTACACCGGCACGGCTTGGACAGCGGCGGTTCCGGCCGCCGACGTTACCGGCCAGATTGTGGCCGCGCAGATCGCTAATGAGGCAATCACCACCGCCAAGTTCGCCGCAGGCATTGAGCCGGTGGCCGTTGTTTCGAGCGTTCCGGGCACCAAGTCCACCAACCAGATCTTCAACACCACGGACGGCAAGCTGTACCGATGGAACGGCACCGCGTACGTGGCGACCGTGCCCGCTGCCGATATTACCGGGCAACTGGCCAATGCACAGATTGAGGCCGTCGCGGCTTCGAAAGTAACTGGGCAGCTCACCAACGCGCAGATTGAGGCCGTTGCCGCTGCAAAGGTTACAGGTCAGATCACTAGCACGCAGATCACGGACGGCGCTATCAGCACCGCCAAGCTCGCCGCTGCTGCCGTGACAGCCAACGAGCTGGCAGCAAACTCCGTCGTTGCAGGAAAGATTTCTGCCGGGGCCGTGAGCACGGCAGAACTTGCCGCAGGCGCAATCACGACGGCGAAAATCGCAGCCGGGGCTGTGACGGCCGCAGAAATCGCCGCAGGCTCGATCATCACCTCCAAGTTGGCGGCCGGGGCGGTGACTGCAAACGAGCTGGCAGCAAACTCCGTCGTCGCCGGGAAGATTTCCGCCGGTGCGGTGAGCACAACTGAGCTCGCAGCCAATGCAGTGACCACCGGGAAACTCGCCGCCGGGGCTGTGACTGCAAACGAGATCGCTGCAAACGCCATCGTTGCTGGCAAAATTTCGGCCGGAACAATCACAGCCGCAGAGCTCGCCACCAACGCCGTCACCGCAGACAAAATCCTTGCTGGCGCAGTAACGGCCGGGAAAATTTCTGTCAACTCGCTTTCTGCCATCAGCGCCGACCTTGGCACCGTTACCGCAGGCACCGTGCAGACGGCCGCCAGCGGCTACCGCGTGCAGATCAGCTCCGGCGGCAGCTTCCCAATCTGGTACGGCACCGGCGCGATCAACGATGCCAACGGGCTGTTCTACGTCAAAACCGATGGCACGATCTTCTACAAGGGCGCTCTGGGCGCTGGCATCGTAGGCGTATCGCAGTTTGCCTCTGGCCTGCGGCCCATCGAAACCGTTTCGTCGTTGCCCACCGCTGGCACGGCCGGGCGCATTGTGTTCCTCACGACTGACAACAAGCTCTATCGTGATACCGGCACCTCGTGGACGGCTGCAATCCCCGCCACAGATATCAGCGGCACCATTGCGGACGCGCAGCTCGCTGGGCTTGCCGCGTCGAAGATCACGGGCCAGCTCACCAATGCGCAGATCGCGGATCTTGCTGCCGCCAAGATCTCCGGCCAGCTCACCAACGCTCAGCTTGCGGATATTGCGTCAACAAAGATCACTGGGCAGCTTACTAATGCCCAGATTGCTGACATTGCCGCGGCAAAGGTTTCGGGCCAACTGACCGACGCCCAGATCCAGTCTGTAGCAACGGCAAAACTCTCTGGCCAGATCACAAGCACCCAGATTACAGACGGGGCGATCAGCACGGCAAAACTTTCAGCCGGTGCAGTTACCGCGAATGAAATTTCCGCCGGGGCAATCACCGCCGGGAAGATTGCAGCCAACGCGGTGACGGCTGCTGAAATTGCGGCCGGGGCCATTACCACTGCGAAGATTGCGGCGGGCGCTGTAACTGCGGGCGAGATTGCGGCGAACGCGATCACATCCGCAGCAATCAATGCCGGGGCCATCACTACTGCCAAGCTGGCCGCTGGGGCCGTCACGGCAAACGAGATCGCCGCAAACGCGGTCACTGCTGCGGCAATCAGCGCCGGGGCGATCACGACGGCAAAGATCGCAGCAAACGCAGTGACTGCAGGCGAGATTGCGGCCAATGCAGTCACTGCAGCGAAAATCAGTGCTGGCGCTGTGGAAACGGCGAAGTTGGCGGCAGGCGCGGTGACGGCCAACGAAATTGCCGCCGGGGCGGTCGTTGCAGGAAAGATTGCAGCAAACGCAGTGACGGCAACAGAAATTGCGGCTGGCGCGGTGGTAGCTGGCAAGATCGCGGCAAACGCGGTCAGCGCAAACGAAATCGCGGCAAACGCGGTAACGGCCGGAAAGATGAGCGTTTCCAGCCTTTCTGCGATCACTGCAACTATTGGCACGCTGCGCACCGCCGCAACGGGCGCTCGCACCGAAATCAAAGACAACTTGATCGAAGTGTATGACGCCAACCGCGTGCGCGTTCGAATAGGTATTTGGTGATGCCTGCTGGGATACAGGTGTGGGATGCGAGCGGCAATCTCATTATGAACTTTGATACGACCTTGGTGAAGCTTCTGGGCGTTTTGTCCGTTGGGACGAGCTACACCGGAACGCAACAAAGCGGGTCGGTTACTGACACAAGGTTTACGGCCTACGCAGGACACACACCGTTTTATACGGCAGTAGGTGCGGCGCTTGCCAATGACAATGCGGATGTTCAGGTTTCGATTTCGGGCAACGTGCTGAGTTGGAGCTATCCGGGAGCGACTGGAAGACCAGATCGCACCATCCTATACGGAATTTATTGATATGCCAGTTGGCTTCGAAGCATACGACGCGAACGGAAAGCTGCAGTTCAATGATTCGATGTTCTGCTACTTCCTGCGCAAAACCGGAAGCGGAACTACCGACAACTCGACAATCGGCAACACCGATCCGTCAAAAATCACACTGCCTGCAACCGGCTATACCAACCCGATAATTGCGATCCAGTGTTCTGCGGCGGTGTCGTTCTACGGGCTGTTTGGCGGGAACTATTACTGGCTGTGCAGCGGTGCAGCAGGAACATCCTTCAACTATTTCGTCTACGACAGATCAAGCACCATCCCCGCATCGAATTTCGGCTTGGAAGTCGTCGATGCAAACGGCGCAATCACGTTTTCGTCGAACTATCGGCCGATGCAGGTGCTATCGCTACTTAACAGCGTTACGTATCCGTACTGGGGCGGCCCATTGGGCGGAACAAACCAGCCAAGCGTAACGCACACAGGGAAATCGCTGGCAGTTGCGCAAGGCGAGACAGGCGCACATCTATACGCTGGGCCAATCGATTACTACCTTGGCGGCACGATTACGCTCGATCCATTTAACTACGACGCCACCGGGTATCAGAACGATGCCAAGGTGTATGGCGCTAACGTAAGCAACTCAAACCAAACCGCCACCGTAGATTGGGTGAGCTTCGACGACGTATACATTGGGCCACAAGCTGGCGATGTGTACGTTCCGCCAGACTTCCAGCGCCAGCCGCTGATTTTTGTTTGCGACGTAACAGGCGTGCCGATTGGCACAACGTTTTTTTAATCCACAACGAGGAAGCACAATGGCTCTTCAGAATGAACCGGCACGCGCTGAACGTGTGATGCCTCCCCGCATCATTGGCGTGCTGGGCGTGGCGGGCTCTGGCAAGACGCTAGTTTCCCGCCACCTCGTCGAGCAGCACGGGTACGTGCGCACGCGATTCGCAGAGCCGATCAAGGCCATGCTGCGATCCATTGGGCTAACGGATGCGCAGGTGGACGGCGATGAAAAAATGCAGCCGCTGCCTGCCTTTGGCGGCGCGACGGCGCGATCGATGATGCAAACGCTGGGCACCGAATGGGGCCGCCGCGTAGTGCACACCGACATTTGGGTGAACCTCTGGTTGCGAGATATCGCCGCCATCAGCAGTCCGATCGTGGTGGACGATGTGCGCTTTCCCAACGAGGTGGCCGCCATCCGATCGCTGGGCGGCACCATGTGGCGCGTCTACCGGCCGGGGCTCAGCACGGGCGACCACGCCTCAGAGCGGATGCAGCGCCACATCGAAGAGGATGAGCTGATCACCAACGCCACCACCATCCCTGCGCTGTTCGCCAGCGTCGATTACCTCATCGGCAGGCATTTGGCATGAGCCGCCTGCCACCGCCTGCCACCTTTACCGAAGGCCAGCGCCTCGCAGCTCTCTGGCTGGCCGCGTTTGCCGGGATGTTCTGCGGCCTGTTCGTGATGGGGCTTGTGCTCATCCTGTGGCTTGGCGAATGGCCGCCAGCGACGGCAGCGCAGCGCATCACCGTGTTTGGCATCACCATCGGCGGGCTCGTGTTCGGAATGCTGGCCGTCATCCTTGGGTTGCTTGTCGGCGGGCCGGTTGGCCGGTTCACCGGCAAGATCGGCAAGGACGGGCTCACGATGGAAGCAGAGGATCAGAAATGATTATCGGAATGCAGGCGCGAATGTACGCGCTCGTGGCCGTGATCGTTCTGGCGCTTCTGGGAGGCTTCTGGGGCGGCTGGCAGATACGGGGCTGGCTTGCCCATTCGCAGGCGCTTCTCTCCGCCCGTGCGGCTGCTGAGGCGCGGCAATTGCTGGAGGTGCAGCTAAACCAGAAGGCCGCCGACTACGAGCGCGTGCGTGCGGAACTCGACGCACGCCTTGGCCAAAACACCACGAAGATTCGGGAGATCTACCGCAATGTCGAAGTCCCTGCTGATTGCGCTGCCCCTGCCGCTGCTCGCGGGCTGCTCGTCTCTCTGGGCGCAACGGGAGCCCCAGCCGCCGCCGCTGATCCCGCCCAACCTAACCGCTGAGTGCCCGGTACTGCCTCAGCCGCCAGATCCGCTGATCGATCCGGCGCGGCTGGAATGGGAGGCTACGGTGGTGCTCAAGTACGAGGATTGCCGCGCTCGCCATCGAGCTTTAGCCGACGCATCCCAAGCAGCGCCAGCTCGATAGCCTTGGGCACTGGCAGTTCGCCCAGCACGTAGCGGCGCATCGTGCGCTCGTTGATCCTAAGCAAACGGGCCGCGCCGCGCTGGGACAGGCCGCACTCTGCAAGCAACCGCCGTATGTCGTCGCGGGTCATACCTCACCCCTCGCCCGAATCGCGATGGCGCAGTAATAAGAAGCCGTTGCCTGACCGTTACGCCATTCGTCACTACCGTCTGCCCATTTGTCTCCATTTTCC